CTTCAGGGCGCCTGACCGCCAGAGCTCGGCACGACGGATGTCGTGGAGCTCTTGGGCCTGCTTCTTGTCGGGCGTCTTGAGCGACTCGCGCACGCGCTTGCCGTTGATCATGACGTCGATCCAGTAGACGTCGCCGCGCAGTTTGATTGCCATGTTTTGTGCCTCATTTGTCCGTGTACGGGGTTGATGCTAACACAACATTGAGGAAATCACACCAGTCAGGACGAAAGTTGGCTCCCCCACTGTTGCGCCATCGCCTCCGCGATCCCCATGAACGTCTCGCTGCGCAGCTTCCAGCGGTCTTCCGAGGGCGGCAGGTAGTGCAGGCGTTCTCGCTGGTTTTTGGGCAGCTGCATCATGGCCTCCTTGACGTCGTTGGTAGGCGCAAGGGGCGGGAGGTTTTTGAGCCACAGGCAGGTGGCCTTCTGCTCCATGTGGCCAAACATCCACGGCTGAATCACTTGATCGGGCTTGCGCCAAAGCGAGGACATGACGCAGACAGGATTCTCGATCGCGATGCGGGGAATGTCTGCCTTGGCCAGCATCTTGAAAAACGACGCACTGGCCTGCTGGGCGCCTACAAGGCGCTTCTTTGCAAACCATGCCGCTCCAGACACAGCCAAGTCAGTGCAGGGCGGGTGGGCGATCATCAGGTCCCATGGGTAGTCCAGAACATCACGCACGTCGCCTTCGTAGTGAGGGCCAGGCGCGTCAGTCGGCAACAGGTCACAGCTCATGGCTTCATGTCCCAGTGCAATGAAGGCGTCGCGTACACGCCCAGAGTATTCGCATGCAACCAAGACTCTCATCCATTGAGCCCCCAGTAGGCGATGAGAGCGGCCTCGGCCTTGCCGTCATCTTTCACGCGCTTGAACTCGCCAGCTGACGCCGGCCAGATCTGAGCTGCCTTGGCGCGGCTGCCGTCCTTGCCAGCGTTGATCTGGAGCGCTTTTTTCCACTTGCCAGGGGTAACGGTGCTGGTCGGGATCTTCAGGCCCGCCAGGACGCCTTTGGCCAAGCCAAAAGACTCCCCGAAGGCGAACATCGAGGTCACGCCCTGTCCGGGCATGGCGCCCACCTGTTCGATGACGGCCTTGGCGCCTTGGTAGGCGTACAGCTCGAGCTCCGCGGCCAGCATCTCGGGGCTGACGCGGCGCTTGGCCTTGCCGCCCACGATCACCTCGACGGCTGGCATCTCAAACACATGCACCAGCTTGCCGGTGTCCTCGATGATGGCCACGGCGCCGGCTGCGCCTGGATCAATTCCAATGATGAAGCTCATTTGAGTCCTCTAAAAAGTTGTGAAAAGGGGTTTGTGTAGTCGCGCCACGTCCTGCCGCGTTTGATGCTGCTGACTGTTGGCTGACTGATGCCGTAACGCGCAGCGATCTCTCGCTGTGAGCCATCGGCGTCTCGTATCTCCGCGGCCAGCTCTGGGGTGAGTTTCCCGTGCTGCCTGGACTTGATGGCCAGCTTCTGCATTCGCACAGGGTTGCTGGTGTACCTACGTTCCTTCGAGACCATCTCCTGGAGGCGCTTGCGCGTCACCACCAGGAGGTGATCAGGATTGACACACAGCTCGTTGCGACACTTGCATGTGACCAGCTTGCCCTCGATGTTCAGTCCCTTCTCTGCTGCCAGGAACCTGCGCACAGAGCCAACCTTTTTGTTGTGTTGCATCTGCGGCGTGTTTGCCGAGGACTGCATCGAGCCAGTCCACTCCCAGCAGTCCCCGATCTCCTCGATGTGCTCGCGCACGCGGTCAATCAGTTCCTTCATCAGCGCCCCTCGTCATGACACAAAGGGCCATCGTCAACATGCCAATGAACGCGCCTGCAGCCAGGGCAGGGATAAGCCAGAGCCAGTGGATCATTTCTTGAGCGCCTCCATGACCTTGACCGCGCTCTTGATCTTCTTGGCTGCCTCGCGCTTGGTCGGGTTGTCTGCCTTGACTGGGATGTCGTCAGGGTCAGTGGCCAGGTCGTCCCACATCGTCTCGAGGTCGGTGCGCTTAACGTCACCAGACTCGACGGTGCTCACAGGAAACTCGTTCTTGTGCTTAATCACCTCGGCCAGCAAAGAGCCTGGGCAGTTGTGCAGCTCCTTGCTGCTGAACGTGGCGCCGTACTCTTTGATGCCCTCGGGGCCGTTGACGAAGAAGTCGCCGGTCTCTTTGTGCTTGTAGGCGATCCAGTTCTCACCACCGTCCTGCGCGTCCGCGTAGGGCACCAGGTCAGGCAGCATCAAATGGATGTTGCAGCCCTTGGTCTGGTCTTCAAATGACAGCTGCTTGTTGTGAGGCTTGCAATGCCATGCCGCATTCTCAACGGGTGATGAATGGCAGCAGGTGCGGCAGTTGGCCTCGGCAGCCAGGCCGCCATGGCAGTGCTTCCACATCGAGCAGTATTTGCATTCGAAGTTCTCAGGGTCGGTGCTGATGCGCCAGGGCGGTGTCGTCGCCTCGATCAGTCGCTGGGCGCGATCGATCAGCTGGGCAAAGCGCTCTTTGTCGAAGTGCACCCACTCTGTGTAGACCGCGGAGTCGTTCTTGTTCTCTGCGACATAGAGGGCGCGTTCCAGCTCCATCAGGCCCATGTAGACGATCATCTGGTCATAGTGCTGTGGCTTGGCAGACTTCACGCCCTTGGACAGCAGCGTCTTGAATGACTTGTCGTTGTGCGTCTTGCACTCGACCACGGCTGGCGTCTTTGGCCCCTCGGGCAGACCCTTGGCCACAGCATCGAGCGAGCCGCTGAAGTGGCCGTTGCAGGCGTTGACGCGCCACTGGTCGCCACTGTCGGGATCAACGTCCCAGACAGTCGCGCCGATGCCGCGCAGTTCTTCAAAGAAGCGCGACTCGGCAGCCTGGCCAAAGCCAAACAGTCTGAGCATGCGGCCTTCGAACTCAGGCTTGAGCGCCCAGCGCCAGGTCAGCCAGATGTATCGATCGCAGTTGTGGCCAATCAGTGACGCGCCCATGTGAGGGCGGTGCTCCTGCGGCTTCTTTGCGTGGAAGTTGATGATGTGCACAGCAGTGGTGTGCTGTGACTCGGGTAGTTGTGCCATCGTTCTGCTCGTTCTTAAAGGTGGGCCTACTCGCTGCGTCTGTGGTCTTGCAAGGCTCGGGACACCGGGTGGATGCTCAATCGCGTGTGCCAACTCACCCACTTAACCACCCAGCTTTTCACAGGATTCGCTTTCGGCCCGATGTTCATCCCCAGGGCTTTGCAGCTTTAGCGGGTGCAGCTGATGGAGCTGGCGCCGCGGTAGCTTTGGGCTTGGCGTTATTGATGTTGCCGCCCACGCCCTGGTAGCCCCAGATCACGTTGCGCGTGTCGTCCTTCTTGTCGATGCCGATCTCCGCGATGAAGACCTGGTCGTGCAGCTGCTCGCTGTCCTCGACGTCATCGATGTTCAGCGCCATGCACAACTTGGCCAATGCCTCCTGTGCAATCTTGACGGCCTGCTGGTTGGGGTTGTCCAGGTTCAAGCGCTCCCAGTGGCGGCGGCCAGAGTGCTGGCCAGAGACGACGTGCATCTCCAGCTCGAGGTAGTGGCCATTGCCAGATTTGGTCGGCTTGGTCTCCGACTTCACGATCATCATTTCGTACTCGCCAGCAGGCAGAGGGCCGAATGAGTTGGATCGTTCTTCGATTTGGATCGCGGAGGCTTTAAAGTTAATGAGTGCCATGTTTAAGGTTCCTAGTTTCAGTTTTGTGATGCGGTCAAAGCCGCTGCGAAATCAGCCCAGTCGAGCTTCATGTTCTTCAAGCCAAACCTGTTGCCGCCCATGTGAGCGGGGTGAGGTTCGACATGGAGAATTCGGTCGCCCGTTGTGCGGGCCTTTGTTTCTTTGTTGCCGTAGCCGGCATCTGACTGCGTGGTCACGATGCGGTAGTTGGCCCAGCCAATGACGTCGGCCCACTCTTGCACCAGGGCAGCGGCGCGGTCGTGCAGCTTCAGGACGTACTGGTCATAACCGTCGTGCAGAGGTGACTCGAAGTGCTTGATCTTGTCGTGCGCGATCAAGATCACGGCCATGTTGCGCTGCTGGCGCAATGCCTCCAGGCCATTGAGCAGCGTGCGCCATTCATCGGCTGCAGCGATGTAGCCCTTGCCGTAGCCGGCTGCCTCGATGCTGGCCCACTTGTTGGCCTTGCAGACGTGCGCGTGGATCAGTGGCTCGAGCCAGTCCAGGGAGTCCAGGAAGACTGTCTGGTAGTCGTGCTCCTGGTTGAGCAGGGTGGTGATCGCCTCGTAGACCTGGTCGAGCGTGGTGGCCAGGGGGAAGGCAGACGCATCGACTGCGTCGGCGCCGTCCTCGGTCAAGATGCCAATCGCGTTGGGCGCGAGGGATGCGAAGGTCGTCTTGCCGATCTTGCCGGGGCCGGCGATGACGATCTTGGGGGCGCGCATGCGTTTTGTGCGCGAGATGGATGAGAGATCAAAAGCCATTTTGTTTTCCTATAAAAAAGTTGTGGGCGTCGTGGGATTGTGAAATTCGCATCAGTCATTTGACAAGTTGTCGATGATCTTTTGTGCGATGGATTTAGGTTGCTTCATTTCAGCAACGTGTCGTTCTTCAGTGCTGAAGCGGTGCAAGTTGGCGCACTCGTAACGTCTGCGTTTGCTGCCATCCAGCCGCGTGCGCGTCTCCAATACTTCAGACCATGTGCCGCAGCGTGGACAGTTCATTCATTGCCCCCAGTTGCTTTTGCAATGGCGGCAAGCGCCTGCTTGTTCCAGTTCCACAGCTCATCGTCAGTCCAAGCCAATGACTGCGGGAATGTCGTGAGCGCCTTGAGCAAATCAGGAGCTGCAGCGATCAGTCGTGCATTAGCTTTGTAAGGCGCTTTGTATCCAGGCAGAGTTGCAATGACTTTCCCGCCTGAGTTTTTAATGTGAAGGATTCCGCCAAAGGTTTCCCTGGTGAACTCCCATGGGCCTGGCGTGTGCTGCGCGCTCATCAGCTGCTCCACCATGCAACGAGCAAGCAGGCCAGGCCGACACCGATCACGATGGCCAGCAGGTAGCCGCCAACGGTTTCAAACATCGGCTCGCGTGAGTTGACTTCAGGGTGGCCGACTTCGAATGAGCAGTCAGCGAGAGTGCGGGGGGTTTGGTAGTGAGAGAGTTTCATTTTGATGTTTCTGTTTTTGTAGTTACTTGCACAGGGCGGGGTGAGTATTCGTTCCAGATCGCGTAGTCGTGGTCGAGCGTGCGAGCTGCGGCGTGAAGGGCGCTGCGCTGATCGCGGCCTGCGCACCAGACCTTGTGGTCGTCGCTGTAGTCGTAGTACCAGTCATGCGCCTTGAGGGCTGCGCGGTATTCCTGTTCTGTGTTCATCGTTCGTGTTCCTTAGTTCAACAGCGTTAGTGCTGTGAAGTGATTAAGACACAACGATGAGGAAAGCACAATACTATCCCGACAAGAGCAAAGGGTTATTCACCCCAGGCTCATCAGGTGGGCTTGATCCAGAGTATGCGCGAGGCCCAGACAACGCTCGCGTCAGTGCGCAGTGACTGCGCGTTTGTTGAGCGGATCAGGTTGAACGTGCCGCTGCGGTAACCGCGCTGCAGGTGCGCAACCAGGTGCTCGCCATTCTCAAGCGCGACACAGCACATCTGGCCAAGGTGTGCGCGTGGGTCATCCTCAGAGGGTGAGACGAACATCATCCAGCCGTCCTTCATGCCGCCAGGCGTGCGCATCTGCAGCGCATACGTCCCCTCGGGGCAGTCAGCAGGGCCGATCACCTTGTCGTGCGTGCGCTTAGGAAACAGCGTCACCGTCGAGTCGTCGCCTATATGCCCCGTAACTTTCACGCGCCTGACGTCATCAGTGACCTCGATGCCTGCCTGGCGCAGCACCTCAGTGATCGGCACGCCAAGGATCAGGCTCACCTGGTGAGCCTCCTCGTTCGTCATCTTGCGCTGACCGCGTAGCATCAGCGACACCGCCGCAGGATCAAGCTCGAGCAGCTTGGCCAGGCCACGCTGCGATAGCTTGCGCGTGGCTAATAGTTGACGAAACCACTCGGTATTCATTGGGGCCTCTTTAGGGGTCTTGTCAAGGTTGTCATAAACTCGGTGTTGAGTCAATCGCAACCTATTGGAGAAACCATGACCATTCCCGTCGTCCATACCCTTAACCCCGCCTACACGGTGATCGAAAAACTCGGAGGCAAATCCGCAGTGGCTGAGCACCTAGGTCTCGACAAGTCCACGCTCTCGCGCTGGTGCCAGGACAAGCCCGCAG